GATTGAAATACTAAGAGTTAAAGATTACTCTAAGTACGAACACATCTATCTTGGTAAGCCGTTGACTATGACCGCTGATGTGATATTCAAAGGTAGATTCAAAGTAGCTGATATTGAGTTGCAAGAGATTAACGGCAGGTTGTGGCATGACAACAAGATGATGATACCACGCTTTGGCATGGATTTTGGCTTTAGTGTGGATCCAACAGCAATGGTAGAAGCAGTGATGTTAGATAAGAACACGCTCTATATCTACAACGAGATATACGAAACACAGTTATTACCAGACGCTTATGTCGAGAAAATCAAAGCACGCATGCCACACGGCATAGGCAATGGTAGCAAATGGTTCTGTGATAACTCAAGACCAGATACCATAGCGCAGCTTAAGAAGTGGGGGCTAAATACAGTAGGGGCTGAAAAAGGTAAGGGCTCAGTAGAAGCAGGGATTGATTACTTGCTAGGGCTTAACATAATCATACATCCAGATTGCAAGAATGTGATTTATGAGTTCTATAACTATAGATACAAAAAAGATAAAGAAGGCAACATATTGCGAGAGATTATAGATGCAAACAACCACGCAATGGATGCGATTAGATATATGATGGCGCCAGATATACAAGCGTTACGTGGTGGAATTAAACGGATACACGAGTTTTAAGTATTGGGAGATATGAAAAACATAATTAGATTAGCAACAAAGCAAAGCAGGAAGATACATAGCGTATTAGATAGCGAAGTTAGAACTCTTGAGCAAGAGATTCTAGAGATACCACAGATAAAGCCGTATGTTGTCGGCTCAGATGGCAAATATACTAACAGCTATATAGTTGGCGATAGTGCGAATAATTATGCACCAGTTGATTATGCTGCACTACCCAGCTATGGGTTAGATATGACGCAAAACTGGTACTACGCTAGATTTTTTGGTTATCAAGTGTTATCTAACTTGATGTTACACCCCATTCTTTCAAACTACTGCAAAGTATTCTCAGAAGATGTAGTGCGTGAGTTTATTCGATTCACATCACAAGGCGAAGAGGATAGATCAGAGAAAATAGGGCAACTGGAAGAATCATTCAAAGAACACAAGATTAGAGAGTTGATCCGTGAGACAGTACACTCGGCATTAGGTTTAGGTGGATGTGCTATATATATTAGAACTACTGATGGTGAGGAACTAGATGAGAGTGGCAAGTATGTTCGAGAGACACCGCTTGTTATTAAGGGTAATACTGAATTAGTTAATTTATTTGATGGATTTCAAATTGTAAAATCGAACTGGATTTCACCGTTTAACTTTAATGCAACTAATCCATTGGAAAAAGATTTCTACAAACCACAGCATTATCTAGTAATGGGAAAAACAGTGCATAGCAGTAGACTAATTAAGATAATCCCATTCGAGGTTGAAGACACGCTAAAGCCGACCTACAACTTCTTTGGCTATCCAATGATTCAGAAAGCCGTGTTGTATGTTAATTATTTTGACCAGTTGCATAGTGAAGTAATGAAGCTAGTTAAGCGGATGAATACTAATGTAGTCAAAACTAACTTAACAGATACATTCAATGATGATGATGCTGGGACTGGTAAAGCCAATCTAACGACACGAATCAAGAACTTCAACAAGCAGGCTGACAACTTCGGCGCGTTGATTGTAGATAAAGAGAGTGAAGATTTTACTCAAATATCGATGCCATTGCAACATGCTGACTTGATTCTTGGGCAGTACGCAGAATTAATTTGTATTCCATTGGGTATGCCTGCAACTAAGCTATTAGGAACTAGTCCGAAGGGCTTCAATGCAACTGGCACACACGATATGAAGAACTATCATAGTAATGTGTTAGGTACGTGTGAGAGTGCAGTGCGTCCAGCGTTAGCTAAGATTATTGATGTGTTGATGATGGTCTGCTTTGGCGAAATTGACCGAGGCATTGGCTTTGAGTTTAATTCACTAGAGCAAATGAATGATATTGAACGTGCAGATATTCAATTGAAGAACTCACAGCGGGATAGTGCTTATGTTACGGCTGGTATATTGTCTCCGCAGGCAATAATTAAACAGTTAGCTAATGACCCAGACAGTCCATATCACGGCTTGGATGTTGAAGCTATTCAGCTACAAGCGGAACAAGGAATGGCAATGAGAGACCAGTACTCTAGCAATAGATTAGATGATGGCGCTAACCAATTTGGCATAGATGATGAAACAAAAGAAGCTAGTTAAGCTAGCTACGATTAAGCCGAATGCAGGTATAGAGCTAGATTATCTATCTGCATTGCTTAAGATGATGAGCAAAATAGAGAATGATATAACTACTCAAGTACTCAAGAATTACAAGAAGCGTCAAAATGAGATCGTAGGCGATGAAAGCCCTAATGCGTTGCTCAATGGAATACTCCGGAGCATATACAGTAAGTGGAGATTAAGTATTAGCGAGATTAGTGAAGTATTAGCGAGAAAAACAATCAATAACGTTGATAGCACTATACAGAAGCAGTTACAACAGCAAATTAAATCTAAGCTAGGCGTAATGCCGGATACTTCATCAAGACGAGCTTTGAGGGTTAAGCAATCATCGATAACGAATAACGTGGGATTGATTAAGTCAATACCAGAACGATACCTGGATAGCGTTGAGGTAGTAGTTAATCAAGCAATGATGGGTGGTAAAGATAGCAAGTGGCTATCTGGTCAGTTGCGTGAATTATCAGGAGTAACCAAAAGACGAGCAACTATTATTGCTAGAGATCAGATAGCTAAAGCTACTGCGGCTATCAGTCAAGAGAGAGCTATTGCAGCAGGCTTTGACAAAGCTGAGTGGAATCACAGTGATGCCGGCAAGACACAGCGAGCTAGTCATGTAGCTGCCGATGGTGAGGTGTTTGACTTAGACAAAGGAATGTATTTGGACGGTGAATGGGTTTTGCCAGGTGAAGAGATTAATTGCCGATGTTTTTACACAATAGTTTATGAAATGTAGAGGGAGATGATGAGTAACAGAACAGTAGATCATAACGGATTTATGACGATTGAGAATTGTATATTGACAAGTGAAGCCGTTGATGATTATTTGGGTGATGAGATACCACAATATCAAGCGCTGGGTTTAGATCCGAGTCAAACATATGGAGTATATAGACCTTTAGAAGAGATTGAGAAAGCTAAAGATGAGTGGGACAACAAGCAGCTATTACTTAAGCACGTAAGAACTACAGCAGATGACACGAAAAAGAATCTACAAGTAGGTGTTGTGGGGAATGATGCTACCGTAGCAGATGGCAAACTCTACAACACGGTAGTGATTCACGATGGTGATGCAATTGATAATTTAGATAATATAAGAGATTTGAGCATTGGCTATGATTACACACCAGTGCTTGAGAGCGGAACTTTTGATGGTAAGCCATATCAAGTAAAAATGACGAACATCAAGGGCAATCACTTAGCGTTAGTTGATGAAGGTAGAAATGAAGCCGCCATTGTTGCCGACGCTAAGAGTAATTTAACAAAAAAGGGAGATATGAATTTTATGAGTAAAACTGCATTATTAACAACTTTTATCAAACGAATTGTAGGTGATAAGCGCACTACTAAATTAACAGGCGATGAAGCTGTAGATTTGATTGAAAAAGGCGCAACACCAGAAGACATCAAAGAAATAAACAAAGCATTAGATAAGGAGGAAACCGTGGCAGATGAGCCTATTGAAGAAAAAACAGCAGAAGCCGATGAGAATATTGATAAACAGATATTAGCTAAATTAGATGAATTAATTAGCGCATTAAAACCAAAAACAACTGGCGATGAAGATGATGAGGCGGTAGGCGATGAAGATGACGATACCACTGACGATGAGGCAGATGAAGAAGAGAAGAAAAAAGATGATAAACCAGTTGGCGATAGGGCTATTTCATTGGCTAAACGACTTGGTGGAAAAGGTAAAGTAGTTGGGGATAGAAGATCAGCTAATAAGTACATCGCATCTGCATTGTCAGATATGGGCTACAACACTAAAGGCAAAGCGTCAGCAGAGCTACACGGCATGGCTGAAGTTGCGGTTAAGCATATACCAAGCGGTGTTAGTTATTCGGTAACTGGAGACAGTAAGAAAAGTAGTATTGCTGATGATTTAGCAAAAATGGGTTTTTAATTTAGAAGGAGATAAATAATGGCAATGGGACAATTTCAGTCGTCAGTTAGTTTAGTGATTAATCCTGGATTCCAGGGTGACGTTGTTAATCAACAAGTAGCTAAGTACAATGGTGCAGTAGCTGGCGATAATGTTACTGTGGGTAATTTCGTATGGGTTGATAGTGCGAGCGGACAGCTAGTCAACGATCCACTTCAAGAGCTTGGTGGTTTTGTGGTTAGAAACAATGCAACAGCATATCCTGCTCAAGATACATTTAATGGTGCATCATTACAAGTTGCTAAGAATACTCAATGTGAGTATTTAGTCGGTGGCGAGATCATGGTGTCATACACAAATGCAGATGCAACTAAGGGTGTTACTCGTGGATCTGCAGTATACATTAGTAAGATAGCAGGCTCAATCGGGCAAGTATTTTTTAATGTAGCAGATAAAGACGTGGCTGGATATACAAAGTTAGAATTCAAAGTAACTAGAATTTATGACAATGGACTAGTGGCAATCAGTAATACATATGTTAGAACATCAATTTAATTTAGAGGGAGATATGAATATATGGAACAACAACATTTAACACTCAAACATTTAGAACACTTGTCAGAAAAAAAAGGTATTACTCTAGTTTCACCGCAAGACTACGGTAAATACACTAAAGTGGTTGGGGATAGTGCACCAGCACTGACGCCTAGTACGGGTGTGCCGCTATGGGCGTTGATGGGGCAATCACCTGTAGTAATTAAGGCATTAAGCCAGAAAAATAGCATTGATTTACTGGCTACCCGCCAAAAAGTCGGCGAATGGTCAGATAAAAAGGTTCAGTTTAATATTATAGAGCAATCAGGTGCTATCTCTGTGTATAGTGACTTTGCTGCTGAAGTGAATTCAAGCGTAAACTACAATCAAGTGTTTCGTGATGTTTTCACGTTTCAAGACATTGTACAGGTTGGAGAGATGGAAACGGAAGAAATGGGACGAGTGCGCAATTTAGATTATGTAGGAGAAAAGAAAGCTACTTTAATAACTGTAGCCAATCAAACTATGAATAGAATTGGGATTAAAGGTATTACTACTGTAATGCCAGATAGTACGCAAGATATTTACGGAATCCAGAATGATCCTAAACTACCAACCCCAATAGGTTTGGCTAAGCCACTAGCAGAATTAACACCAGAGCAGATTGTGAGTTTATTTCTACAATTGCAAGCTCAAATTGATAAAGATGCAGGTAACAATCTAGGTACAGACACCAAGTACATTGTGATTACTAGCCCATCAGCTAATACTGCCTTTAGTAAAACCAATAGCTTCGGATTATCAGCATCAAAAATGTTGCAAGAGGACAAGCTTTTTGCAGGAAAACTAGAAGTTCTAGTAGACAACAACTATGCAAACGTAGATAGCTCTGGTGACTGGTTGCAGTTTATTGCAATATCAGTAGGTGGGCAACCTACAATTATTAACGGCTATACTGACTTGTATAGAGCACATCCAGTCATTCAAGGATTATCACACTGGAGTCAAAAAATATCAGCAGGTACAGCAGGTTCTGTTGTCCAGTTTCCATTTGCTGTTAGAACATTGACAGGCGTGGCAGATAGCTCATCATCGTCAATCATCAATTTTCTAGAGGCGGCGTAGCATGATTAAAGTGTATTCAACCGCAAAAACAAATACCGCTTTTTACGTCAAGGATAAAGTTGTAGTAATTAACGGAACTAATTCACTTAAGCCACTTATCACAACTGTAGCATCAACAGACGTAGATGAGGCAGATTGGCAAGCGATTAGTTTGCTCTATAAGAACAGTGTTCATCTTAAGCGTGGCGCTATATATGTAGTAGCAAATAAAAAAGAGGCAGAAGCAAAAGCAGTAGACGTTGTAGCTGAAGCCAAAGAAGCCGAAGTTAAGACTAATCCAAAGATTGGTAAATAGGGGTAACCATGTTAGATATTCAAGAGTTCGTAGAGTTCTACCCGCAATTTGCTGATAAATTTTCAGATAATCGTCTTAATTATCTTTATGATGAAAGCACTGATCTATCAGAGTTTATATGGACGTGGTACAAAACCGATGCAGATAAACTAAAGAAAATACAGTATTTAGCGTTAGCTCATCTATTAACTCTTGAATTGAATCCAACCTCTGGGGTGATTACTAGTGTTGGTCAAGGCTCGGTTAATGCCAGCTTTGACTACTACGACAAATCACCGACAGGTGCATGGTTCAAGCTAACTGATTACGGCAAGAGAGCTTTATTCTATCGTCAACAAAAAGGAACATTAACATATGTCCGTTAAAGTTAAGGTCAATACTATTGTGCTTGATGAAATAATCAAACAACTAGGGAAAAGCTATGACCTGACTGTGGGAGTGCGTGGCGGTGGCGATATTGTAGACATAGCTATTTACAATGAATATGGCACGCCACACATACCTGCTAGACCGTTCTTGAGGACGGCAGAGCAGAAGCATCATGACAGATGGCTCAACGTATTAGCTACCGAGATTTACAAGACTCTTGATCCAGAAAAGGCACTACATAAGCTTGGGGGGATTGCAGTGGGTGACGTCAAGAAAAGTATCAAATCAGGTGGGTGGAAACCCAATGCAAAGGTAACAGCTGATAGAAAAGGCTTTAATAAGCCATTAATCGACACTGGTGAGATGCTTAGGGCTATTGATTATGAGGTAATAAAGAAATGATAGCGGGACTTAATCTTAACAATATCGTGTCTGGTGCATTGCAGTCAGTTACGCCAACACGAACTGTGACACTGCTGGCATTCAAGGGGCAGTCTAATAATCGTGGACGTACGACTACAAGCTATGATGAGTTGAAGCTACAGGCTAATATTCAATCAGTAAGCAACAAGGAGCTAAACAATCTTGATGCTGTCACTGTTAAGCTTAACTTGCTTAAAATGTATATTTGCTATGATGCCAATACATTATCAAGGGCGCTGTCTACCGCTGGTGATTTGATTGTGTTTGATAGTATTAAGTATCGAATTATCAAAATAGATGATCAATACTTAACTGGCTGGGTAAGTTGCCTCTGTGCGGAAACATCGGAGGGAGACGATGAGTAATGAGCCGATAACCATCAGTGATGTCATCTATGATTTTATATTGCGTTATGCGGGTAAACTGTATGATGAGAATAATGTATTTTTGGGGTTTCAAAATGATTATGTATTACCTAAAAATGGTGCTTTTATCATATTCCAATTAATCAGTCATGCAGATTTAACATCACCATCAGAACAGCAATTAAGCGCTAATTCTAGGCTATATCAGACGGTGCGAGAAGCTACGCTACAAGTTGATTTCTATGGGGCTAATGCGGTGCAGGCATCTAGTATGTTTGCATCGATGCTTAGATCAACTGACGCGGCGAATTTCTTACTTCAATATGGCTTAGGTTTATGCAGACCAGAGCAGGTTCAAAACTTGACTGATACGCTAGACGATAAGCAATACATCAATAGATTTATGGTGCAGTTCAATATCAGATATTACGCAAAAATGGAGATAAGTAACGAAACTTTTATAACAGCAAAAATCAATTCATTAAATTTAGTAGAGGGAGATAAGATATGTCATTACCAATCAATAGAGTAATTAACATAACCGATAGAGTTATCGCAAACAACTCAAAAACAAGGGTGCTAGCAGGCTTGCTGCTAACTTCTAGCGATAAATTAAAATCAGTAATACAGTCATTCACTGATTTAGATAGCGTAGTTGCAGCATTTGGTGCAGCTTCAATAGAAGCAAAAGCAGCAGGATTGTATTTTAATGGATATAGCAACTCAAAAATCAAACCAAGCAAGATCTGGTTTGGACAATTCACAGCAACAACTAGTGATGAAGCGCTGGAACAAATGCAAGAGACATGGACGACTAACAGCACGTGGGCAGGATTTACTAATTTAGATGATTTAGATGATGATATTACGTTAGCATTATGTACATTTGCAAGTACAAAACAACGTGTGTATGTGCCACATACTATAGATGTTAAGTGTTTTGATGTATTAGATACTACAAACATTGTGTATAAGATTAATAAGCTTAATCTTGGTTATGTATCACCGCAATTTGGAGGGTATGACTTGTCGGTATGCGTGCTAGCAATGGGTGCTTCAATTAACTATTCAAATACTAATTCTAGGATTAACTTCGCATTCAAATCATTCACTGGCGTAGCTAGCACAATTACTACATCTATGCAAGCTGACGCTCTAGACGCATTAAGATGTAACTATTATGCTGATTTTGAGGACTTGGCGGAGAATATTTACTACTTTTATCAAAAAGGCTTCATGACTGGTGAGTGGCTCTGGATAGATAACTACTACAACAACTGTTGGCTAGATGGTGCATTGACTAGTTCTATAGCTAACGTGATGAAAAATGCAAGCTATGTGCCGTTTTCTCCAAGTGGTTATAGCATGTTGAATGCAGCAATGATTACAGTGATGAATTTAGCAATCATTAATGCGGTGGTGGAAGCCGGTGTAACTATAGACGAATCTACTGCTAACATATTGTATCAAGACGCAGGACAAGACATAGCGCCATTATTGACACAGCAAGGGTACTTTATCCAGATTAATGATCCAGATGCAGCAACTAAAGCAGAGCGTGGATCACCTATCATTAACGTATGGTACATCAACGGCGGATGCGTCAATAAAGTAACAATTACTAATACACAAGTTATATCGTAGAAAAGGAAATAAATTATGGCAAATAATCAATACACTGCAACGTCATCGGGTATAGTTTTAACGTTTACTAGTGATGGGTTAAAAAATCCAATAGTATTAGAAGGGTTCGCAGAGGATAGCTTTGATGTACAAAATGCCGAAGCATTAGTTAGAGCAATAGGCACAGATGGCAAAGTTAAGAACTCAATCAAGCCTGTTATCATAAAAGGATCGCTCAAGCTGTTCGCAGGTAGACTCAGCTCAATGCTATTCTACAGTCACAGGTGAATACAGGGGTGCCACAAGTTGGTACATTGCTAGTGACTAACCCAACAACTGGTGATAGTGATTCACTTGGTCAATTTACATGGATAGATGCGCCAGTGGTAGCAGGGGCTTCGGTTGATGGGATGAAAGATGTTACGTTCAACTTTTCTTACTGTCAGTCAGCAAGCTCAACTAATAATCAAGTAGTAAACAAATTAATTGCATCAGCACGTAGCATAATTGGATTTTAAGGGGTAAATATGAATACAATACAGATACAAGATAAAAACCAGAATTTTGATATATTAATCAAGCCGATGAAATTTACAGAGAAATTAGGCTTAGTTAGTTTCATTGTAGGCTTAGTTTCACGCAAAGATATAGAACTAGGTGGAGTAATTGAGAATATCATGTTAATCAAGAATAATCCAGAGTCATCGGTACAGAATGCAGACGCATTGCAATTGTTATTGAGTGTAGTCACGGCGTTGTTGGGTAACAGTTCAGAACAAGAGAAGCTAGAGTTATATAGCCGATTAATCAAGAACTGTACACATGATAACGGTATTATCAAGACAGATATTGATATGAATTGGTGTGACACTAATCTAACATCACTTAAATCAGGGTTTGCGCTAGCAACTGCATGCGTGAAGTTCCACTTTGATTTTTTGTAACTAGACGGCAAGTTAAGTTTTTTGAAGTAAGGTTTAAGGACGAATACTCTGGCAGATTAGTGCAACATGCTAATGTGCCATTGATAACTTCTATTATCATCAATTCTAAGCTTGCCACATTACGAGAATTACAAGAATACTATACATATGAAGATGGGCTTGATTTGTTAGAAATGATTTTAGTTAAAAATAACAATGAAGCGATACAAGCAAAACATCAGCAAAATTTAATGGAGAGTAGATAGATGGCAGGAAAAAAGGCAAGTGAATTATTTATTAGCATGCTATTCGACAACAACGGATTAGAGAAATCAGGGGCTGGGGCTAAGAATGTCATTAATAATGTAGCTAAGTTTGCAGTTAAGTCGCTAGCAGTTTTCGGTTCGTTCAAATTTCTAACTGGTGTTACTAGTGAGCTATCCGAGTTGGCCAATCACTTAAGCCAAGTTTCAAAATCAACAGGCGAGAATGTAGAGACTATGCAGGCATGGGGGCGTGCTATCACCAAGAACGGTGGTGATGCTGATACATTCATAGGTAAAGTTAGTGAAATCAACAAGTCAATAAGAACTGCTTTTGCTGAGAATGCGCCTAATCAGATGACGCAGACATTTAATCAATTGGGAATAAGCCTCAAAAACGCTAATGGACAACTCAAGCCCACTACTCAATTGTTTACTGAATTATCAGGTGTTATCAGTAACTCTGGTCAAGCGAAAAAAGACTTAATACAATCTAGATTAGGGCTTGATGATGCGACTATTCAATTACTAAGCAAAGGCAAGACTGGTGTTAATCAGTTGGTTGGTGAGATGGCGGCGTTTGGTGTAGTGAATCAGAAGCAAATCGAATTGTCCAAAGAATACAAAAACAGAATGGATGATTTTGGCTTTGCATTGCAAAATGTTAAGTTTAGTATAGCCGAAAAGGTTATGCCTATATTCACTAAGTTCTTAGAATTAACTACTAAAGCCGTAACATACCTGAAAGATCACCAACCTGTTGTGATAGGTTTCTTTAGTGCTTTGGCAACTATCATTACAGCTAAATTTGTACCCGCATTACTTAAAGCAGGTGTTGCAATGCTAACTAGCCCAGTATTCTGGATGGTAGCTGGGGTAGTTGCTTTGGGTGTTGCCATTGGGTTGTTGATTGATGATTATCAAGTTTGGAAAGAGGGTGGTGAGAGTGCGATTAATTGGAATAGCAATCTAATTAAAGTACTAAAGGTGGTTGGTGTGATGATTGCTGGAGTTACAACTGCATTGGCTCTATACAAGTCAGTAAGTGTCGCAGCTACGGCTAGCATGTGGGCGTTATCTACAGCACTAAAGGCTGGTCAAGCGGTTATGTCTATGATGAAAATAGCTACATTGGCTCTAAATGCTGCGTTCATCGCAACGCCGATAGGGTGGATTGTTTTAGGCATAGGGTTATTGATTGGAGCTGGATATTTATTAGTTCAGAACTGGGGTTCTGTTAAAAAGTTCTTCAGTGGATTGTTTGATTGGATGGCGGAAAAATTTAAGTGGGTTGGTAAGTTGGCTAAGATGCTAGGCTTGGGTGGCAAAACAGAAATAGATATTAATAAAACAGTTAGCACACCTAGTGCTGAGCAAAGCAAGCTAATGAATAATGCTAGCAATACAGCGATTAGCAATAGCTATAATATGCCACAGTCGAAAAATGTAACTAACAACGTAAGTCCTACTATTAGTAATATCAACATCAACGTGCCTAATGGTGATCCTAATACGATAGCTAATGGAATTAATAATAGTTTCAGTGATAGCCTCAGAAATTCAACGTATGGCATGAATTCAGGTTTAAGGTATCCATAATGGAAAATAACAACATAATTTACATCAATAATAAAGAATACTTGAGCTTTGATACAATGCATGAAACCAATTACAGCTTGTCTAATACTACATCGCAAAAGCATGTGGAACAAGGTGGGTGGGCTAACGATAGTAAACAACGTAATCCTGCAACTATTAAGATTAATGCAGGTATAGGGGCTGGGTACAACTATAACGATAAGATAGATAACGCTATTACTCTATTGACTAAATTAGCTAAAAGTAAACAACTTGTAGATATAGTCACGACTAATCAAGCTTACGTTAATTGCTCGCTAGATGAATTTAGTCACAAGAATGATGCGGACAATATTGGCTTAACTGCTGAGCTTACATTTAGGCAAATCATGTTAGTTGCTTCGCAGTATTCACAGATAAAGAATAATAAGCCCAAGAATAAGCAAAACCAAGCTACACAACAACAGGGTGCACAACAAGCGAAACTACGCTCTTCAATAGGAAATGATATAGTGCAAGGTATTAAAAAAACTTTTTCAGGTAAATAGAAATGACAATACAAATACTAGATATACCGTTGGCTAATGCGCCCAATCAACAGCTATCATTTACAGCGAATGATTTGGTATTTGATTTAAGAATAACAAGCCGAGACACTCAGTTATATATGGATATAGCCGTAGAGGGCGAAACTGTGCAGACAACAGCGAGATGTATAGCTAATCAAGACATTTGCTATTATCAACAATACAAATTGCAAGGTAACTTTAGATTTGAACAAATCGGTACAGCTGATGAAGCTCCACTTATTAGCGATAATTTTAATACGGAATGGAGTTTAATTTACTACTATGACGACAGTAACAGTTAATGGATTAAGTCTCAAGCAACGTAATATCCAGATTAATTTTATCCTGAATTACGGTAAAGTTTTTCAGGGTAAATACAACGCTAAGACAGTCACAGCTAATGATATGACGGCTAGAGTGACTAAGCAAGGTGGCAAAGCTAAAGATACTGCAGATGTAGTTGTATATGGTATGCCAATTGATGATATAGCACAGCTAACTACACTCAACTATAAGACGCTTGAGTTGAGCAAAAACAAGATAGAAATATACGCAGGCTACGATGATAATTTATCGTTAATATTCCTTGGGGATATTATTGAGGCGTGGGGTGATTTTAGTGATGTTAATAGACCGCTTAAGATTAAGGCTCAGACTGGGTTTTATGCTAACGCCTCTGCGCTTAAGCCAATATCAGCAAAAGGTATGGTTTCAGCTTCTAATATATTTGAAACTATTGCTAAGCAAGCAGGATTTACATTTGTCAACAATGGAGTAAATAAGCAGATTAGCAATCCAGTATTAACTGGTGGTAGTGTAGATCAGATCCAAATGCTAGCTAGCAGGATTGGGGTTACTGCCAAAGTTGATAGCAATGTATTGACTATATACGGTAGTGAAGCTAAGACAGGGGTTATACCATTACTTAATCGCCATAGTGGGCTGATTAACTATCCAAAAATTAATCAACACGGGGTAGAGTTTGAGTGTTACTACAATTCCAGTATAAAGTGGAACTCTTGTGTAGAGCTAGATACTATATCGCCACGTTGCAGTGGGATATGGCAGGTATATTACATAGAATACAATTTAACGAATAACGAGGAGGAGTTTATTATGCATGTTAAAGCAAGTCCGAGAGGTACATTAGTATGATCCAAAGTGCATATAGCCCAAATACAGCTAATACATTAGAGAGCTTTACCGATTTTGCTGTAGATAGAAAAATGCTTGACATTAACACGATTAAGCTATGTAAGATTGTATCAGTTGATGGTGATAGATATTCGGTAGTTCCCTTAGTGCAAGCAATGGATAGCTCAGGTAATGAAGTAGAGCAACCTACATTACACGACATAGTAGCTAGCCAAGTACGTGGCTCTAAAGCTGGGATTATTATTGAGTACAAAGCTGATGATATAGTTGTAGTAGGTTTTTGTGATAGCTGCATATCCCCAACTAAAGACACATTACAATCAAGCA